ATCGACTCTGTTCCGGATCTGCTAATTTCACGCCATCCTTGTAATAGACGCCTCTCTTTCGAGTAATCATTATTATGTATAAAGATAAATGTTATAATCTATGTATGCGGTCGTATACGTCTCTTGACGGAATAACGATAAAGGTGGGTGAGAATGCAAAAGAAAATGATGCGCTCACACAATCGAGTTTTCCAAATGAGTGGTGGATACACGTAGACGGAGAAGCTGGTTCACATGTGGTAGTGTGTTGCGAAGATACTATATTGCCCCGTGAAACTAAAAGGGATGCCGCAGCGCTTGCAGTGTATCACAGTAAATTGGCAAAGTCGAGAGTAGCGCGCGTGAATATAGTACGTGTAAATCAGGTATTAAAATGTGACAGAATTAAGAATCATGGACAAGTATACTTAGATGGACCTGTCACACAACTCACCGTGTTTCCAAATAAGGAATTAGAGCGATTAAAGAGACTGCGTTCCTAGTTAAAAGTTAGATGTTTATTTAATCTATAAATGGTAGATACAGACTTTAAAAATGTAATCACCAAATACAAGGATGACTTGATTAATGATATAGAAAAAACTTTATCTGAATATGGACAGTGGCCGAATGCCGCTGGAATACAAACATTGCCAAAATTATTCGAAAATACAGGTAAACATTGGCAAGTTGTAAAGGAATCATTCATTGAGGCGTGTAGTAAAAAGCCGGATAAAGTGATATCTTGGGCATATATTCAGAGACCTGGCATAGAAAATCCAAACTACCCTGGATGGCACGCGCATGGTGAATATAGAAAAGATGGTATGGCTTCAGATTGCGGTGTAATGTACTTGGATAGATTCGAAGAAGGAACTATGTTCAAGAAGGGTAGTAAAGAAATTATAGGTGATCCAACTCCGTTTGTATGGCACATGTTTTCACCACTTGATGTACACTGCCCTCCTAAATGGGATCCAACATCTGGTATAACGCGCTATGTAATAGCAGCGGATGCAATACGTCACCATTTTAGAAGTTCATCTACCTTTTGGGAAATTTAAAGATGTAACTTTATTAGTATATATGGTAAACATATGGAAGGCGGTACACAATCCAGATAAATCTATATGTTTGGCACATAGGTACGAAGAGGATGTAACGGTAGTAGAAATTACACCATCTAAAGTGTGGAATGAGAGGGTATGGAGTTTCATACAATTTCTATTTGTATGTCAATTTATGACTATATTAGCATTTGCTGGTACATTTGAATTTCCTGTAGTACCAGTGACAAGTTTATCCTTTTCTGTAGGTGTGTTAAGTACATCTAATGGTGAATATGTTCAAATGCTCATATTATTACACACTTTATATTGTTCGATTGCACTTGCATATTCTATTTTATTCGGGGATGTTTGTATGTTTGCTGTATCTATAGCGTATATAGTAACATATGTAGCATACTTCATTTCATTAAACTGTGTTTAGTCTTGACCTTCACACCTTTGGTGCATGATACGTGTAGCTGCGACTATTATGACTGGTATTAACACCATAAAGATAATGATACCAATTGTGATACCCATAACTTATAATAACGCGGTATTTATTGTATAGATGAGTAATGACCTGCAATGTAATATACGTCCTGGAAACCAAGATCAATCAATTTCTCTGCCGCAATTCTGGCTCTTTGACCAGTGTTGCAGTAGACGAGTAAACCCTTCTTTGGGAGTTCCGATGTTGTTTTAGAGTTCATTTTATTCACTGGTAAATGAATTGCACCCCTATAGTGTCCTAGCCTGTATTCCGTTATAGTTCGAACGTCAATGACTTTCTTTATTTTACCACTCTTTATCATTTTTTTAGCTTCTTCTGCCGAAACAAGGTTTTCTCCTGTGAATGTGTATGCAATGGCGGCTGCGCCGAGTGCTATGATGAGTGGGAGCATTTATATATACACATAAAGAATTGTATCGAATGTAATTCATGAGTCTTCAAATTAAGAAGCTATACCCGGATGCTATCATACCGACGAGGACTTCACCTGGTTCGGTGGGGTACGATTTATATAGTATGGAAGAAATAATGGTTCCGCCTATGGAACGGGCTTTCGTGAGTACCGGTGTGTGTGCGTGTTTACCACGTGGTGTATATGGTCGAATCGCACCACGTTCCGGTCTTACACTCAAACATGGTATACAAACAGGAGCCGGAGTTATTGATCCCGATTTTACGGGTGAATTGAAAGTTATCCTATTTAATCACGGGAGTGAACCGTTCGTCATTAAAAAGGGGAATCGTATTGCCCAAATGATTTTAGAGCGATGTGAAACGCCGCTCATAGAAGAGGTTGAAGAATTAAAACAGACACAACGCGGAGAACGCGGGTTTGGTTCTTCTGGAAATTAGTTCGAGAATGCAATTCCAGCCATACCATCTTTTATGCGTAAAATATTGTAGTTTACACCATAAACTCTGTACAAACCGTCTCTCGCATCAGACTTAGGAGATTGGATAGTCAGTTTAGCGTTATCAATTCGAGAGAAGTTAAGGCTTCCACTTGGTTGTGCGCGATTCATAGTGAGACAGAAAGGCCACGAGAACACTGGGAGTGCATCGAGTGTGGATGGCGCAACAGTCGTCGTGTGCATTTCGTGAACAACATTGTGGTGGAACGTGTTGGACATATTTTCGAAGAGGGCCAAACCGTTGATGTAAAGGGATGCTTTATCAAAGCTGTAATCATTTGACCACCCTGTACCGGATACATTTGATGTGGTCAAGTGGAGAGATTTGATTGGGTGGTTGAAATATGTAAGATCAATGGACGTATCAGTTTTGGTGACTGGTTGGTATTGAATCTGGGTTATAAGGAGTTCATGGTCTTGAGTTGTAAAATGCTCGCGTTCAGCGGTATCTAAATACGCATACATACCATAAATTTTTGGGGTCGCACCCAAATTCTGGAGTTTGCTTCTACACTTTATTCTCAATTCGACATCGTGGTACTGCAACGCCACGAGTGGGAGCGACTTTGTCCAATCTTCGCTGAAGAAGAATGGGATTATGTAATAATCGGACTTTGAACCACTGACACCCTTTGCGTTGTCGGAAATTTCAGATGTAGTGACTGTAAAAGTCGATTTAGCTTGGCTATCTCTAAGCATCACATTGTGAATACCCTGAACATAGAGAGAGTCCATCCGGCATACTTCTTGGCCACCTATATGCAAACTAAATTCAGTGAGAGACGTGTCATCCGTGGAAATAAGACCTTCGGTGTTTACACCAGGTGTATTAATACCACCTTTTTCAATCCACACGTAACTCAAAAGATCACCCTTGGAACGAATTGGGACTACAATTTCATTTCCGCCATTAAACGTACCAATGTAATCCATGCGCTCTGGTTTGATAGCAAAGTTAGTGTGTCGTTTGTAGTTTTGGCGCCAGAAGCTCACTTGTGGGTCACCGGTTATATAGGCATCCTGAGCCCCCACTGAAACAAGATCGACAAGTGCAGCTGACATAATTATTATTAAACGATATTAAAATTTTAGGTACATAACGAAGTATGGTTGTATTTCAAGCACTCACCTGGGAGACGAAAGATACAGATGACGAGCACTTGATCAGTATCTTTGGTAAAACAAAAGAAGGTAAATCGGTGTGTGTCACTACTGCATTCACACCTTATTTTTTCGTGAAGCTTCCGAAAAATGTGACCCAGCAAAGAGTGCAAATCATATACAACAAAATTGAAAAGGCGTGTCCTGGTTGTCTTTCCAGTTATAACACGATTCACCGCAAAGATGTCTGGGGATTTCAAAATAATGAGCAATTTCCGTATCTTCAATTATTTTGTAAGAATCTTGCTTCGAGGAGGATGGTTACTGGTAGATTGAGACGCCCTTTACCAGATGAAACTATTAAACTCAAGATGTATGAATCCAATTTGGATCCGGTGTTGCGACTCATGCATAGAACTGGGATTCAGTCAACTGGGTGGTTGGACAGTGGTGATGAATGTTATTCATCTCATAATGCACATGTAGACATAGATTTAGAATGCAAAAATTGGAGGACACTTACACCGATCGAAAATCCAGAAACAGCCCCATTTGTGGTTGCGTCGGTAGATATTGAGTGTAACAGCTCAACTGGTAAATTTCCGGATGCCGATATTGAAGGTGATGCATGTTTTCAAATTGCAATTTCTCTTTGTAAATTTGGAAGCGATGAGCCCTATGATAAGACCTGTCTCTGTTATAAAAAGACAGACCCAAATCTTGAAGGCTCTACTATAGTATCATATGACACCGAGCGTGAAATGCTCGAAGCATTTAGAGACTATTTACACGAAAAAGAGGTTGACATCATAACTGGTTGGAACATCTTTGGTTTTGATCTTGAATACCTCATGAAAAGAGCTATCATCACCAAATGTAACCTCAAGTTTTTTCAATTGAGTAAATTGCGTGGACACAACTGTGAACTAACAACTAAAAAATTATCATCGAGTGCCTTGGGTGACAATGACTTGAAACTTGTCAGTATGCCTGGTCGATTTATTTTTGATCTATTCCACGAGGTAAAGAAGGGATATAAACTTGATTCATATAAACTTGATAATGTATCTAAACTGTATCTCGGAGACAACAAGATTGATATGCCCGCGAAGGAGATGTTTGCTCGATACAAGGAAGGCGACCCTGTAAAATTGCGGGAAGTTGCGGAATATTGTATTAAGGATACCCTTCTTCCACATAGACTTTTGTCTAAACTGTGTATCCTGATTAACCTCCTGGAAATGGCGAAGGCGACCTGGGTACCCCTGTGTTATCTCGTGGAACGGGGTCAACAAATCAAGGTGTTTAGTCAATTGACGAAGAAGGCACGAGAAATGGGATTCATGGTTCCAACGATTCAGTATGGTCAACTGGGTGACCAAGGATACGAAGGTGCGACTGTTCTCGAAGCGCAAAAGGGTGCATATTATAAACCGATTACAGCTCTAGATTTTGAAGGTCTGTATCCTTCGATCATGATGGCGCACAATTTGTGTTATTCGAGTCTCGTAATGGACCCAAAGTACGAAAATGTACCTGGCGTGGAATACGAAACATTTGAGATTCCTGTGCCGAGTAAGGTTGAGGGGCAGCCTCCTACAAAGAGAGTGTGTAAGTTCGCACAGGGTGTGCCGACACTTTTACCGAGCATTCTCCTTGAATTGAAACAGTTCAGAAAGCAAGCGAAGAAGGATATGGCGGCGTCTACTGGTGCACTCAAAGCCATGTATAACGGTAAGCAATTAGCTTACAAAATCAGTATGAACTCTGTGTATGGGTTCACTGGTGCATCGAAGGGAATGCTTCCGTGTGTGAATATCGCATCTACCGTGACGACAAAAGGTCGGAGTATGATTGATGAAACGAAGGAGTATGTGGAAAAGAACTTTCCGGGTGCTAAAGTGAGGTACGGTGACACCGATAGTGTCATGGTCGAATTTGATGTGGGTGATCGTAAAGGTCTTGAAGCCGTTGAGTACAGTTGGGAGATTGGTGAGCGCGCCGCTGAAGAATGTACCACACTTTTCAAGAAACCGAATAATTTGGAACTCGAAAAGGTGTATTGGCCCTATTTTCTCTATTCTAAAAAACGATACGCCGCAAAGCTGTGGACACAAGGAAAGGACGGAAAGATGAATATGGATTACATTGATGTAAAGGGTCTTCAGCTCGTGAGACGTGATAACACGGCACATGTAAGAGAGGTGTGTAAGGAACTCTTGGATGTCGTACTTGAAAGTAGTGATACCGAACCACCGAAAGCACTCGCACTTCAGAGAGCCATCGAACTACTGGAAGGTGATGTACCGAACGAAAAGCTCACACTTTCACAGAGTTTGTCTGATTCATACAAAGTCAAGGGACACGGTGTATCTATAAATAGCCCCGGTATCAAAGACATAAACCAAGCGCATGTGCAGGTTGTCCGTAAAATGCGCGAGAGGCAACCTGGTTCAGAACCACAGTCAGGTGACCGAGTGCCTTACATTCTTGTGAAGACGGACGACCCAAAAGCAAAGGCTTTTGAAAAATCAGAAGATCCAAAATATGTGAAGGACAATAATGTACCTATTGACTATGAATACTATTTCATGAATAAATTTATAAATCCAGTGTGTGATCTTTTGGAACCATTATTTGAAGACCCCAAAGAGGAAATATTTGGTGAGATTCTTACCAAAATTAAACCCAAACGAAGACCAAAAAAACAAAAGGAGACACCTCTCGATGAACTCCCATTTAAAAATTAGGCGCTATACTGTAATAAGGGTATGCGGGTTTCTGATAATCTGAATAAGGTATTTAATGATGAGGTAGAGAAAGCGTGTCACGAACGCATGTTAATTTACGCACAATCAATATCTACTATTCACAACATACCACTTAAACTTTTGTTACGGGATTTGCCAAATCCGGGTGGGTATTGTTTGGGTATTAAAAAGGGTGGTCAGCCGTGTACAAGGAAGGCGAGTCATGATGGGTTTTGTTTATCACATGCAGCTTCTTCTAAATTGCATGAACCTGTGAATGTAAATACAGCCACAATCAGACATAATCATGCATTTCCACCCTTGTTTAAGGTTGGATGCCCGGCATGTGAATCTTCATCTAGTAACCAATTTAGAGACTTGAAGCTTATGATGTAATATGAGGAAATCGGATATCCTACTAAATTCAATTGATGCATTTTATGGTACCCCCGAGAATGGAAAAACACTTTCACAAATTCTTTCAAAGACGGGTGGTATTTCTCTTAGAAACCTTGAATGGTTTATCACAAACTATTCTAAGAAAACAAATTTGATGTATAAAACAATCGATGGTAAGATTTTCAGTGTACACTGTGCTTACAAGTCGACACTCGACGGATATAGCAAAAAATTATTCGACCCATTTTGTCGTTCCGATAAGATTTCGTATAAAATACCTGGTACAAATGATGAAATTAATACGACTGTTGCACAGCTCAATTTCATCAAGTGGTGTATTAAGAATGGTATTATTTCTTACATAAAAGAGCACAAAGATACTCTATTCGGGAAATGAAGCAATCATGGTAGGCTGACCTTCTCCACCTAAAACGATTTCTCCAGTTGGTACACCTGTACCGTATTCACCAATAGTATCTGAATACGATAAAGGTTCAACTCTTGTACTGAGATACCCATTTTCAAAAGTGAGAGTAGTGTATGTAGTGTAATATATATGACAGGTAAATTCTTCACTTGTGCCGTAATATGGATTAAGTGTGCATTCAAGCGTAGTTCTGTTGTTTTTAATATTTGTAAAGTCGAGACTTCCCGATGGATCTACATTACGTGGATTCATTGAAAAACTGTACGTGAATATATTTCTAGGCGAACCATGAAATTTATGATTTACTGTGGTCAAATATCTGTAGTAATGTGAATCTGGGTTGTTTATGTTTGGTAAATCTTCACCATTTATAGTAAATTTTGAATTTATAGCTATATCATCTGATATCGAATCATTTGATTTTATATAATATGGAAAGGGTGTAAAGTTAAATCTATTGTGATAGTAATGATAAGTCTCTTGTGTTGCAGTCACATTACTCGCAATAGTCTCATCTTCGAATAACTTGTTTCTGAAAAAGAAGTGAATTGTTTTCACCCTCCCTTGTGGAGCGAGTTCAATCTTAAATTTTTCTTTACCTGGTTCTGTTTCAGATTTGGGGTGTGTATGAAATATATCAGTTATCATTTCATATTTAGAAGATGTGTAAAATAACCTTTCTTCTTGTGTAATTGATATTTCTTCAGTCACTATATCAAAGCTTGACAAAGTCAAATCGCTTGGGCTATTTGTAAAGAATGTCTGTTGCCTGAATTCTATATCAAACTCGAGCTTTTGTTTGTTCATAGCACACAAGGGAAAATAAGGTCTATTATGAACGTTTGTTTCATAATCAGATGATTCATATCTTCTAGAAAAAAAGAATGGTATAGGTACATAGACAAACGTATTAGACGTTTTTACGCTTTGAAGGGAACTTGACAGGATAGTAACTCGGTTTATAAATCTATTATCTGTGTATTCTCTACTTACATGTTCTGCGTGATCTAAATATAATTCATCATATATGTATCCTATGTCATCTTTGTATATCTCAATTATAGTTTCATCCACACGCATAGTGATGCTTTTGAATAGATGTTTTCCTACTTTGTCTGCGTAATTGTAGTTTGTGCCATCTAATCCAGGTAATTTAACCCGTATATACATATTGCACAAAAGATCACCCATGTTCATTGGATTGAATGTTGCTTTTACTGTCTGTCCAAATGGCCAATTTGATGGAGCACTAGATGGTTTGTTTATATTAAAACTCCTATGAAACTTTCTAAATTCCGAGTGTCTCTTTTGGTCATAATTAAAGAGTGATTCTTTACCCAGAAGATATGTGTCCTGACCACCTATAGCGGTCAAGCAAAGTGCAGCACCGGTGTCTGGTCCCGATCTATCGCACATACTACTTATTGCTTATATATTTTTAAATCCATTTTCCACATGTCCAAATGTGTGGTCGCATCCAATATTTTAAGCTCTTCGGTCGCCTTCCGTGTATCTTCTACGAGTGACTGCACAGCTTCTTTGGTGTATTGATACGTCTTAATGTTGAGCAAATAATCATATGAACCGTCAATCGCATCATATGTTTTTGAAATCTCACTTTCGAGATCACTCTTCTTTCTCTTGAACACAATGATTCGCTCGTTAATCACTGCATCCACGAAACGAGACATATTCTCAAGCTTCTTCGCTTTCTCTTTGAGAACGGCGATGAGATGTTCTTTTCGTTTCTTGTATGTTTGCATTCTCACTTCTATGAAATCAGCCAAAATCTCTTCTGGACTTTCATATTTCTTGATACCTTTGGTTGGGTGAAACAGGTGCATGTTACTCACATGGAACGATTTTTGGAGCTTAAAATCTTTGATGAGATTCTTCCCTGTGTACCCCGTGATTGTGAAATCCACATTTTCGGTTGTACTGTTATTCACAAATCCGGATATGATCTTCTTCTCCACAAGTCCATCCAAGTATTCTTTGTAATCTTGTGTCCACCGTCCCGGTGGAAGCTCTGTAATCTTAACATTCGTTCCCGCACTGTTGCCTGACCATACACCCTCTGTAATCCAAAGACCATCCTCGTTTTTGAAAACACGACCCTTGAATTTATCAAACCACGGTTTCATTTCTTTGAGCGACTGCCCGGAAATAGCTCGCTCTATGTTTTCACAGATGTCTTTTGGGTTAAACGGTGGAACATAGCAACTGAAACCGGTTCCAATGCCTTCTGTTCCATTAATGAGAACGGTCGGTAAGACCGGTACATAGTATTCCGGTTCGATTGGTCGCCCGTCGTCGTCAAGATAATTGAGTACTGCATCATCCCGTGAATCAAAGAGCTTTCTCGCATCCTTTGTGAGCTTCGTGAAAATGTACCTCGTTTGACTCGCATCCTTACCACCCATGAGTCTCGTACCGAACTGACCACATGGTTCGAGGAGATTGATATTGTTTGAACCTGTAAAATTATGTGCTAATTTTACAATCGTATCTGCGAGTGATACCTCTCCGTGATGGTACGCCGATGTTTCTGCAACATACGCCGCCAACTGCGCAACCTTCATTTCATTCGTCAAATTCTTCTTGAAGCATGAATACATGACTTTTCTTTGAGAAGGTTTGAGGCCGTCACACATGTGTGCGATGGATCGCTTCAAATCTGCGAGACTGAAATTTACCAGATCCTTGTGAATGAATTCCGTAATGTTAATTCTTTCGATGTTTCCATATGGTATCTCAAGCTCCGAACTCTCCTTTTCGGTGCTTTCCAAGAGCCACGTCTTTCGAGAATCAGCCTTTGTTTTATCAAAGGCGAGTATCACAGAATCATCCGTTTTTTCATCGGTGTCGAACTTGACCGTGAGCTTTTCAATATTCTTGAAATACTCTCTCGCCTCTGCAGATGTAGAGGTACCGAGACCCTTGTAATACTTAATTTTCCATCCAGGTTTTCCGTTTCCGTACCAGAGTCTAAACATAGAATCCGTGTAGAAAGACATTGTTTGAGACCCTTTTGTCGCCTTGATGATGGGTGTGACCATGCTCACCACAAAATTTAGGTCAAGTAAACTTGGCCAAAAGTAATGAATCATGTTAAGTACGAGACCTTTGATATGACTCCCATCTGTATCAGCATCCGTCATAATCATGAGTCTCCCGTAGCGGAGTTCATTAAGTGACGTGTATACTTTACCCTGTTGCAAACCCAGAATCTTCTTGAGGTCGCTAAACTCCTTGTTCTCTGTGAGCTGTTTGACCGACGCATCTCTCACATTCTTACATTTTCCCCGGAGTGGAAATACACCGTAATAATCTCTTCCAACCACTGAAAGACCCGCAACTGCGAGAGACTTAGCAGAATCACCCTCTGTGATGATGAGAGTACATTTCCCAGATTGTTGCGTTCCTGCCTTGTTTGCATCATCCAACTTTGGAATACCAGTGATTTTAGACTTTCGTGCACCGTCAGACTTTTGGAGCTCCTTCATCTCTTTGAATTTGGAGAGTGCCATCAATTCAGACTGAACACCCGTTTTGAGAATGTCTTTGATAAGCTTCTTCGTCGGCTCGAATTTGCTCCCAAATTCTTGTGGTTTGAGTGTACACTCAGATTTGACTTGACTACTGAATGTAGGATTGACGAGCGTCGCTTTTACGAATACCATGAATGCATTCTTCACTTGTTGTGGTTTGAGTTTGATCTTCTTCGCCATTTCATCAATGATATTTGACGCAAGGATACCCGCTACGTGATCCACGTGACTCCCACCTTTCGTCGTACAGATACCATTGACGAAAGACACCTGTTCGAAACCATCTTCGGATGGAGCGACACACACGGACCATCTATCCGACGTAAACAGGCAAACTTCGTCAGATTTTGTGTGCATCTTGGCATATTCATTGAATGCCGTCTTCGGAAGAGCT